ATTTTTATTTATATTTTTATTTATATTTATATTTTTATTTATATTTTTATTTATATTTTAGTTAAAAAACTTAGATTTTCAGACATTTCAGTAATTTGAGTAGAATAATGTTCTTCAATTTTTTTAATTTGCATTACATCGCGTCGAGTAATAAAATTTATTCCTACACCCTTACGACCCCATCTACCAGAACGTCCAATTCTATGTAAATAAGTATGTACACATTTTGGTAAGTCAAAATTTATAACAACACTTACTTGCTGAACATCTATACCTCTAGCTGTAACATTTGAAGAAATCATTACTCTGGATATTCCACTTCTAAAGTCATTAAACGATTTATCACGTTCACTCTTATCCATATTACTATGTATACGACATACAGGGAATCCATCTTCACACATTGCTTCAAATAAATCTTGAACACGTTTTATGCTGTTACAATAAATAATAGTATGTGATAATGTAAGAAATGAAAAAATATCCTTTAGAGTTGCATATTTTTCTCTATCATCATTAACAGCAACATAATATTGTGATATTCCCTCTAAAGTTAATTGTTCTCTTTTCACGTAAATTTTTATTGGATTACGCATAATCTTTTCGGTAATAATACTTATTTCATCAGGTAAAGTTGCACTAAATAAACAAACTTGAATATCTGAATTTAGATATTGGAATATATTATAAACTTGTTCTTTAAAACCAGAAGACAACATTTCATCCGCTTCATCTAATATAATTAATTTAATATTATTAGTACTAATTCGATCTCTACGCATCATATCATAAACGCGTCCTGGACATCCACAAATGATGTGTGGAATATTTTTAGTGGAAAAACTACTACCTTCTTCAATACGAGAACCCCCAAAAATCGTCTGAATTTTTAAGCCATCCATAAAACTACCTATACCAGAAATAACTTTAGAAGTTTGCGTTGTAAGTTCTCTGGTAGGCGATAAAATAAGAACTTGAGTAGAATGTTCAGAAATATTTACTCTTTGTAAAGCTCCAATAGTAAATGTTGCTGTCTTACCTGTTCCAGATTGAGCTTGAGCTATAACATCCCTACCATCTATAACAGGCTTTATTGCTCGTTGTTGAATTGGACTTGGACTTTCAAATCCATATCCAAAAATACCACGTAAAATATTCTTATCAATTTCTAATTCATCCCAACTATGTGTTACTTGTTCTTTGGAATCAAATATTACTTCCTCAGAACTATCGCTAACAAGATTGTCGTTTTTTGTTGTCATTGTATATAACATAACGATATCTATTTAAGTGTATTTTATTTAATAATTATATAAATTAAAAAATTGATATAAATATAAAATAATAGTTATATTACAATTAGAAAGATGACATCAGTAACCTTAAGATATACTTTAGAAGAAATAGAAAATATTGTTTTCAGAGGTTTTGAATATAGTATACCAGATGATGTTTTAGAAAAAATTTCTAATTTGAGTATTCAGGTTGGTTCTCCTGATTATATTAAAACACCTGTTTTCAAAAAGCGCGAAAACCCTATGAAGGTTGGGCCAGAAACTTCTATAATCGCTAAAGATTTGCCTAAAAAGAAAAGAGGAAGTAAAAACATAGAAATACTAAATGATGAACAGTGGAATTCTATTAGAACTTTTCAAACCACTAAAATTGAAACAAAAACAGGTATAGATGCGGACTTTGATTCAATTAGATCAATTATTAATAAAATGACCGATAAAAATTACACCACTATGTGTAATAAAATTATTGAAATAATTGATAAATTAGTAGATGGAAATTCCGAAACAAATTTAAGTATGATCGGTGAGAATATTTTTGAAATTGCTTCATCAAACAGATATTATTCTAAAATTTATGCTGATTTATATAGCAATTTGGCTTCTAAATATGATTTTATTAAAGAACAATATCTACAACATTTTGAAAAATTTACCGAATTATTTAATAACATTGAATATGTAGACCCAAATGAAAATTATGATAAGTTTTGTGAAATTAATAAAATTAATGAAAAACGTAAATCATTGGCAGCATTCTATATTAATTTAATGTATTGTGGTGTTATTTCAAAAAATGAAATCATATTAATTATTAGAAATTTATTTGCAAAGGTATATGAATATATTTCATTAGAAAATAAAAAAAATGAAGTTGAAGAATTAACTGAAATCATTGCGATATTATATAAAAAAGATTTATTCGATAATACTGAAGGTTCTTTAAATTATGAAAAAATTGAAGGATTGACAGTTAGTGAAATTACAGAAAAAATCGCAAACAGTAGGGTTAAGGATTATAAGAGTTTAACTAATAAATCATTGTTTAAGTTTATGGATTTAATTGAAATGTAAATATTGTATACCATTTAAGATATAAAATACTGATTTATATAATTATTTTTTATATAAATAATTATATTACTATATATACATTTAAACAAAAATTATTATATTAAAACAATGTCAAGTGATGAGCAGGATATAGAAATTTCATTTCATATACAAGAAACCGAAAACGATAATCAAACAAATTTTAATATTGATGAACTAATGTTAGAAATTGAAAATACTGAAGTAAATTATAATTTATCTATTTCACAAATGATGCATTATCGTGAAAATTATACAATAAAAGAGCTATTATTAATATGTGAATATTATGGTTTTGCTAAGGAATTAAAAAGTAATAAATATAATAAACAACAAATTATAGATTTTTTAGTATCATTTGAAAATGATGATGATAATACAATTATAGTTTTTAAAAGAAAACAATTGTGGTTTTATATTGATGAACTTAAAAACGATAAATTTATGAAGAAATTTATATTATGGTAAAATATTAGAATATTTTATGTTATATTAAATTAAATATAAAATATTCTAATAAAATATATAAATGGTATTATCAAAACTAGATAGTGATATAAGTTATCCTGAACTAAAAAGTGTTGATTCAGGGGATCTAAAAATGGAAGCTAACTTGTACCAATTAGAAATAAAAGATATTGATATTATTATTGCTGTTGGAAATTCTAAAAATACTTATGAAGATAAAAATATATTGTACTTTCCGATTTATTTAGTTAAATACAACAATAAAGTAATCCAGATTGGGTTGTATGAAATTAAGTCTTCTGATTATTTGTCTTATCTTGATAAATATAATAACTTAGATATAGAAAAAATGGAAGAGCCCTTAATATACTCATTTGTTTCTAAGGATTTTTTGAATAAAATGCGTTTAAAACCTGATGTGCCATTACATAGAATTGATAAAGAGGAGGGTGAAATTACTGAATCTGAAGACGAAGATGATGAAGATGAAGATGAAGATGACAATTATGTTGTTGATTATGAAATTTCACCTGAACGTCAAGATATATTTGTAAAGATAAAAGGAGTTCCTGTTCCTCCATTATTACCTGAAGAAACTCAAAAACAATCTAAAGATATTCGAGAGAAATATCATGAATCTCCTAAGGATACCTGGATTGATAAATTTATGAAAAATCATAATTATAATATACAAGATAATGAAGGTGGAGGTGATTGTTTATTTGCGACAATTAGAGATGCTTTTTCAAGTATAGCACAACAAACTAGTGTTAATAAAATCAGAAAAAAATTAGCAGAAGAAGCTACCCAAGAAATTTTTGATGGTTATAAGGAGCAGTATGATATGTATAATGCATCTATAATAAGAGATACAAATAAAATAAAAGAATTAGCAAATGAATATTTATTATATAAAGAAAGAATTCATCAAACAATTGATAGGAATGAACAAAAAACTATTGTAGTTCAAGCAAAAGAAGTTAAAAAGGAACATGATAGATTGGTTGAAGAGAAAAGAGTATCTGCAGCTATATTAAAAGAATATAAATTTATGAAAGGTATTGGAAATATTGACCAATTTAAACGTGCTGTAAGACATTGCGATTTTTGGGCTGATACTTGGGCAATATCAACATTAGAGAGAATATTAAATATAAAAATTATTGTTATGTCAAGTGAAAATTATAAAGCAGATGATACAAAAAATGTACTACAATGTGGTCAATTAAATGACAAAATTTTAGAACAACGAGGTAGATTTACACCAGACTTTTATATAATTGTTGATTACACTGGCAATCATTATAAATTAATCGGTTATAAGAAAAAAATGATTTTTAAATTTAGTGAAATACCTTATGATATAAAGAAAATGATTTACGAAAAGTGTATGGAAAAAAATGCTGGACCTTTTTTTATTATTCCTGATTTTCTAAAATTTAAAGCAAGTCAAAAAAAAACTGTAATTAAAGAAGCTCAATATGAGGATCTATCTGAATCTAAATTAAGAGGATTATATAATGATGATATTGTATTCCAATTCTATTCAAAATCTCTTGATAAACCACTTCCTGGAAAAGGTAGTGGAGAGAAAATACCAAGTGATAGATTGCGTGAATACTCAACATTAGCTTCTATTCCTCAATGGCGTAAAAAGCTATCTAATTTCTGGGTTCAACCCTTTACATTAGACAACCATAAATGGGCATCCGTTGAACATTATTATCAAGGCTCTAAATTTAAGAAAACGCATCCTGATTTCTATTTAAGTTTCTCTATAGATTCTGGAACAGATTTATCAAAAGATCCATCTATGGCAAAAGCTGCTGGCGAAAAGAATGGTAAATTTAAGGGTGAACTTTTGAGACCAGTTGAAGTTTCTATTGATTCAGACTTCTCTGAAAAAAGACAAAAGAGGGAAATATATGCTGCTCAATATGCCAAATTTAGTCAAAATGAAGATTTAAAAACATTATTATTAGCCACTGGAGATGCTAAATTAGCACATTTCATTAAAGGAGCAGAACCTGTTGTTTTTGATGAGTTAATGTTAATTCGCGATAAAATTAGAAAAACCGAAATATAGAGAAATTGTCCATTTACACTTCTTATATAAAATATAGTGATATTTTGAAAATTATTTTACTCTATGATCTAAATCAGATTTTTAAGGAAATTATTAATTAAAATTAAACATAAAGTTTAAATATTTAAACTTTATGTTTAATTTTAATATATTATAATATATTATATGTCTTCCAATACAAAATATGGAAACAATTCACTTAGTAATAATACAACTGGTATTCAAAACTCAGCCTTTGGTACATCTTCTTCTAAAAATAATACAACTGGAAAATGGAATTCATCTCATGGAGCATTTTCATTAACTAATAATACAGCTGGAATTTCTAATACTTCTATGGGAACCAGTTCTTTATGTTCCAATACAACTGGAAGTTATAATACAGCTATTGGTGCCGGAAATCTATGTTTTAATACTACTGGTAAATCTAACACATCAATTGGAAGTAGTGCTTTGGGAAATAATGAAACTGGATCACAAAATATAGCATTAGGTGTAAGATCACTTTTTAGCGATTTTTCAGGAAATAGCAATGTTGCGATTGGGAATAATTCATTATTTAAAAATAAAGCTGATAGTAATATTGCGATTGGAACAAATTCAATGTATAATAATATTACTGGTAGTAATAACGTTGCTATGGGTAATAAAGCATTATATAGAAATACAGCTGACAATAATACTGCGATTGGAATAAAATCAATGTATAACAATATTACTGGAACATTTAATACTGCTATAGGTACAAATTCACTTTTTACCAATACTACTGGTAATAGTAATGTTGCGTTTGGGTATCAAGCATTATATAGCGATTTTTCAGGCAATAGCAATGTTGCGATTGGGTATGAAGCATTATATAAAAATATAGCTAACGATAATACTGCGATTGGAGAGAGTTCAATGTATAATAATATTACTGGTACTTATAACGTTGCTATGGGTAAAGATTCACTTAATACCAATAATACTGGTAATAAAAATGTTGCGATTGGGTATAGCGCATTATATAGTGATTTTTCAGGTAATAACAATGTTGCGATTGGGAATACCGCATTATATAAAAATATAGGTGACCATAATACTGCGATTGGAGAGAGTTCAATGTATAATAATACTACTGGTAATAGAAACGTTGCTATGGGTAAAGATTCACTTAATACCAATAATACTGGTAATAACAATGTTGCGATTGGGTATAGCGCATTATATAGCGATTTTTCAGGCAATAGCAATGTTGCGATTGGGTATGAAGCATTATATGATAATACAACCGATAGTAATACCGCATTAGGATATAATGCTGGTAGAAATTTGACTATCGGATATAACAATACTGTATTAGGATACGAAGCTCGAGCAAGCGCGGTTGATGCTTCCAATGAAATTACATTAGGCAATACTGATATTAATATATTAAGATGCGCTACTGACAGCATAACATCGACTTCTGATAGACGAGATAAAAAAGATATTGTTCCATTGGGTAATTTAAGTGGAATTAAATTTATAAAAAGACTTAAGCCCGTAAATTTTATTTGGAACATGAGGGATGGTAAAAAGAGGGATATTCCTGGTCATGGGTTTATAGCTCAAGATTTTCAAGAAGTTCAAAAAGAAACCGGTATTAATATACCAGGACTTGTGTATGATATAAATTCAGATAAATTAGAAGCGAGTTATGGTAAATTAATACCAATAATGGTACAAGCCATCAAAGATTTGAATACTGAAATAGAACAATTTAAAATGTTATTCAAGTAAATAACATACATAAGGAATATTATAAGTAGTTGCACACCATTTACTAAATCCGCTGCCGTGATTATAAACTGAAAAACTATAAATACTATTAGAATTTGACATAATGTAAAAATCTTTTAAGGTATTTATTAATTGTTCATCGTTTATATCTTTATCTGCTATATGTGATATGTTATAAATTATTGTTTTTAATTTAGGAACTTTATGTAATAGCATATTTTTTAAATAATTATTATTTGATATTAAAAACAAATCATCATATGTTCGAGATATAATACTTCTTAATGTGTATATAATGTAGTTTATTCTATTATTCAAAATTATATTATTATTTAAGAATTTGTCTTCTGTCCTAATATGTATTACTTTAAACTTATATTTATTTAAATTTATTTCATTCATTGCGTGTGTTATTTTATCATTTAAGTAATTTGTTGGCTTAAAAATATTTGCTATTTTTTCCTTGTGGAGATCTGTTATATATTCTTCATCTGGATGATTAATTAAATATAAATATACATTTCCATCATACAATTGTAACGAATTTAAATAATTTATTAATATTTGATCATTATTTTTATATTTATAATTTATTATATTATTGTGATATGTATACACATAATTCTTATATTTAAAAAATTGAATATTTTTCAAAATTTCTTCGCTAATAAATTCATTATTTTCAAAATATTGTAAATATTTTTTAATGGGATGTTTATTAATGTGAAAACTTACTTCAATATTATATTTTTCTGAAATTTGATTCATAAAATAACATGAACGGATAAAATCACCTAATCCTGTTACAGAATCATTGTTTAAATAATCATATTGGTATACAATATTTATTTTTTTAATTAAAGGATTTAGTTCGGGTTTATTATGATATTCTTGTGGTTTTTTGATAACATATATTTTTTTAACTTCATTTTTAGTATTATATTTTTTATTTAATCTATTTTGTTTAGTTTCGTAATTATTAAATTTTTTGTCTAACTTGTTTAATCTAATTCTTTCATTTATATTATGTTGTTTTTGATTTTCAAGAATTCCATTAATCATTTAATATATAATATATAATATATAATATATTATATATTATATATTATATATTAACCAAAAATTTTTTAAAACAACTTTTTGGTTTTAAACTCTTTGAATAACTTAATAAGCTTATACATGAGTCAATCAAAGTATTTATTTGAGACAACAATTCTTCTTGATTTTCTTCATCAATCTTTATTTTTCTCTTGAGAACCAAAAGTCGAATAATAAATTTGAGAGAACTGGCAGTCATATCAGAACGTTTTTTAGCATCAAATTTAACATCTTTTAAAGAATAAATAAACTGATAAAGACTTTGAATAATTATAATAAGATTAGGAATATCCTTACTATCTATTTTACCATCCTTAATAGTTTCCATCATAGCTTTTTCAATATCAGTTAAAATATTTGGAGTTTGGTTGATAATGTTATTTATAATACTAATCACTTCTGGTGTAAGAGGTATAGAAAATTTCTTTTTAATTTCTTCGGTTTCAAGTGATTTTTTAACTAAATCAATAAAAGTTTCTTCAATAATTGTTGAAACATCATCTGTGGAAATTTCGACAAGAGTTTCAACACTAGTATTTTCAACAGTCATATCTTCTGTTTTTTCAGTCATATTTTCATTAGACATTGTTTCTGACATATATAATACTTAAATATTATTTATTATTATTTAAGTATTTTATTATTTATGCACATTTTATATGAAAAACCTAATACATTCAATAATGTAAAGAACAATTGTTTCCCTGTGGATTTATTTTTGATGTTTTATTATTCGGACAACAACCATACGCAGTTTGTGAACAATTCCCTTGTTCTGACGTAGTTGTTATAATATTTATATGGTTTAAGATAATAAAAATGAGTAAAACTATTCCTAAAATTATTATTATTTTATTATTCATATAAATTACTTATATTTAATTATCTTTACAGTATATTTTACAATATAAATTTAAATTATAATTTATATAAAAATAAATAATAGTATAGTATAAAATGAATATAACGAAACAAAGTAGAGAACTTATCGAATTGTTTTCTAAAAACAACCATTTAAATTATGATAAACAAAATAATAAAACCAAGGCTATATTGAGAGAATTATATAATGAAATTCTAGAATCATATAATTTCTGTAAAAAAAATATACATTACAAAACATCAATCAAAAAGGTTCTAACTGCTTCACAAATAACTAAGCCATTAAATTTTAACTCAAATAGTTTCCCAAAAATAGTAAGAAAACATATAGACGAGTCAATAATGTCGGAGATTTTGTTTGATTTTTCTCTCTATGATAGAAAGATAAGAGTTCATTTTATTGTTGAAAATGCTAATATTGAAATGGAACTTAGTAAATATACCAGGTATATGGAGTTAATATGTATATGGTTGTGTATGTTAAATATATATGGCCATAAAGAATGCGCAAATACATTAACAATCTATTTTTATTTTACTTCTCTGGAAAAGTTATTACCAACTTCAAATATACATATACTAGATACAGTAAACATAAATACAGCATTTACAACATCTTGTTCTAAAGATTCAGAAATTGTTGTATTTAGAAAGGAAGAATGGTTTAAGGTTTTTATTCACGAAACTTTTCATAGTTTTGGCTTAGATTTTTCAATGATGAATAATAAAGTTGTAGATAGTTGTATTTTGGAGATTTTCAAGGTTAATTCAAAAGTTAACGGTTATGAAGCTTACGCAGAATTTTGGGCTGAAATAATGAATACATTATTTTGTAGTTTCTATAGTATTAAAAATAAGAATGATGTTCACGATTTTCTCTCTAATTCTGAGTTTTACATTAATTTTGAGAGAACATACAGCTTCTTTCAAATGGTAAAATCACTTGACTTTATGGGTTTATCATATGAAGAACTATATTCAAATTCAAAACATTCTGAAGTAATTAGAGAGAATTTATATAAAGAAAATACAAATGTTTTATCATATTACGTAATTAAGTGTATACTTATGAATAATTATCAAGGTTTTTTAGGTTGGTGTCATAAAAATAATTTAGCATTATTAAATTTTAAAAAAACAATCGGCAATCAAAGAGAATTTTGTAAGTTTATTGAGAAAAAATATAAAAGTAAATCAATGTTAAATGGAATATATGAATCGCAGGATTTTTTATCTAAACTTAAAAGAAAAAAAGGAAATAATAAATTTATTTTATCAAATTTGCGTATGAGTATTTGTGAATTAGGTTAAAATTTTCCGTCATTAAACATTTTTAGGTGTTTTCTACAATAAACCTCACCAGGTAAACATTTAGCGAGACAATTTTTATTATTTTTTCCAAGTTTTGCGCATACATATTTATAACTTCCATTTCCAATAAATTTTTTGTTGGCTCTCCATGCTTCGCTAGCCGTATCAAAGTCTATATTAACTTCATATTTTTCTAATTGTTCACGTTTAGTTTGACTTCTTGTCTTCATAGTTATAGTTTTTATATTTTATATTTTATAAAAGCATTCAATTTTTATTTTTATAAAAATAAAAATAATTACTACTTTTTCACTATAGTGGCATTTGAAATATTTTTTATTATTTTTTCATTCTTATTTTCGTCTATTGTCATTGCTTCTATAACTATCTTATCATGTTTATCAGATGTTTTTGAATATGAATTGCTATAATCTGGATATTTCTCTCGAAATTGTGGTAATAATCTTATATTTTTATCTGCTATTTTGTTTACAGCTTTCTTTAATCGTGTTTTGTTTTCATCATCTTTTTCCCATTGATTTTCATCTTTTATGTACATAGTTTCGCGTTTTTTATCGGTACAATGAACAGGTCTTTCAGTTTCATCTAAGTTATTTAAATTTTTAACGATTATTTTTGAAATACCCTCTACATATCCTAGTTCACCAACATCCATCAAATCAGATAGTTGAAGCTTAATAGAGTCAACAAAATCTGTGATATTCATTGCATTTTTACAAGTCTCGTTTAAAAAGAAATTAAGATTGAATGCTTTGTTATGAGAATTTGTATGAGTATTATTAATAGTATTATTATAGGTTCCATTTTCAAGAATAGACATAAGTTTGGCATTTTGTTCAATAAGCGTCTTAATAAGGTCATCCTTATCAAGTTCATTAAGCTTTTTATTCTCATAAGTATAGTTACTACATTTTTGTTTATGTTTCCACAAACCAGAAGCATTTGTATATTTTTTTCCACAAATACATGTATTAATTGTTTCTTTTTGCTCTTTTTGCTCTTTTTGCTCTTTCTGCTCTTTTCCAAATATTTCCTCTATATGTTTAGTTGTTGTCAAATGTCTATCCCAATTAAATTTTCTACAGCATTTAAAATCACATTTTTGACAATAAAATATTTGTTGACTCTTTTTACTCGTTTGCTCTTTTCCTAAAATTTCCATTTATTTCCATTGAGAAAATATTTTTAAGTTTTTTAAAAAAAAATTATCATAACAAAATAAAAATGATTGGTTTAATTTGTTACGATAAAATTTGAATATCGTCACAGAAAAAATCAGTCAGTAAGGACGTTTTGGACAAGTCAATTTTGGACATTTTTTTTGTCCATTTTGAAAAAGTTCAAACACTTTTCATTTTTTGAAAACTGGCATTTTTAAATAATAAATTAAAAAACCTACTTAAAGAAAATATAATATTTTTGAAAATAAAATTGAAAATAAAAATTATATATTAAACAAAACATATATAACATATTACATATAACTAAATGGGAATTAGGCATTTGAATAGGTTTTTAAAGGATAATGCATCTCCTTCAATCAAATTATGTAATCTTTCAGAATTATCTGGTAAAAAAATTGCTGTAGATATTAGTATTTATATGTACAGATTTGCTTCCAATAATACTCTTATTGAAAATATATATCTTATGCTTTCTGTTTTTAGACATTATAATATTATTCCGATATTTATTTTTGATGGTAAACCACCATCTGAAAAACACGAATTGCTAAAAAAACGAAAAGAAGATAAACGAGAAGCTGAAAATGAATATAATAAACTTAAAAATACATTGGAAATTAACAAAGATATGGATGATTCTGATAAACAGGAAATTATTTACAACATGGATGTATTAAAGAAAAAATTTGTAAGTATAAATAAAAATGACATTGAAAGTGTAAAAATGTTAATTAGATCATACGGAGCAACATATTATGACGCTCCTGGAGAAGCAGATGAATTATGTGCTATGTTAAATATAAAAAATAAAGTATGGGCATCATTAAGCGAAGATATGGATATGTTTGTCTATGGTTGTCCACGAGTCATTAGATATTTTAGTTTATTAAATCATACTACAATAGTTTATGATGTAAAAGGTATTCTAAACAACCTAGGAATTAGTCAAAAAGAACTTAGAGAGATTTGTGTCTTATCTGGAACAGATTATAATTTAGAATGTGATGATACAAAAAATTCACTAAATAATACTCTAAAGCTTTTTAAGAAATACCATAAATCAAAATCAAAAGTAGATTTTTATGAATGGTTAAATAAAGATAATAATTTTATAAAAGATTATGATTTATTATTAAAAACATATAATATGTTTGAATTAAATAATCATTTTGATATCAAGGTTTTTGAAAAAATTAAAATAATAAATGGTCCTATTATCAAGAATGAAATTATAAAAATTTTAAAAACAGATGGTTTCATATTTACAAATTAAAATATAAATTTTTTTTACTTAAATATAAGTTAAATATTTATATTATTATATATAATGTTAAATCTATATAATAATAAATATAGTAGACAAATTTTGAAAGAACATCTTTATGCTGTTAAATTTATTGATATACTTAAAACTCAAACGCTTGAAATAACATTTATAGTGCGTTATATATTAAATGATTTATACCAATTACATGAAGAAGATAAAAGAATAGATATTGATTTGGTATTAAAGTATCAACCGCATATACAGAGGGAAGAACTAATCAATGCATTAGAATATTATGATTATGATGAAGATAGTGTAGAAGATTTTCAGTCATTTTCAGAAAGACATTCTAAATAAAAAGTTTAGAATCAATATCATAAAACGAATCAGTTGATAATTGTGGTATTTGGTTAAAATTTTTTGTTTTAAGTAAATCCCTCATAGATTTTAATAATTCCCTCCAAGAACCATTTGGTGTTTTGTTTATACAATCTATAAAAGACCAAGTCAATGCTCCTTGAGTTTTATTTTCAATTAAAGCTTCAGAACTTGTTTGTGAGTCCATACATCCACTTATCATGATAACATTTCCTTGACATTCTGATACTTTATTATTTTCAGTATACTTATCATAATTGTTGCTATCCAAATAATTGTATTTTAAATCAAGCATGGTGCCACTGTGGCAGCTATCAAATAAACCCACTATTGTTATTTCATTTGACAAATGAGTTTTAATAATTGATTTTAATTCATCGTCAAGTACTGCTTGAAGGTCTGAGCTAACTAACATCTCATCTCTTCCATCAGTCTCATCATTATTTCTATCATAAGTATATGATCCATGACCACTATAATAAAAGAATAATACATCTCCGCTCTTAGCATTTATAATTAAATTTTTTAATTCATTTAATATATTGTTTTTAGTAGGCTTAACATCCGTTAAATCAGTAAGTATATTAAAATTGTCAAAACCTTGTGAAGTAAGAAGTTCTTTCATTCTAGTTGTATCATCAATACAGCCTGATAGTGCATAAGGAGTATTTAAATAATTAATGCCTACAAGAAGTGCTTTTTTATTTTGTATATTTTCTTTAGAGACATTAAATTTAGGATTAAAAGAATTAATAATACGAATAGATTGAATTAAGTTGTTACGTAAAATTTTTATATTTCTAATATAAACATTAATTAATTTATAAACTCTTGCTCGTTTATTTGGTAAACGAGAATATCTAATATATCTGTAATTTTTAATTAAATTAGAATTTAAAATTGCTAAATTATATGAATAAATTTTATTAAATTCATTGATTCTGTTTTTTTTATAACTATCTAACTCAGTGCTCATTATAAATTATATTTATATTATAAGTATTTCAAATATAATAAATTAAATTATTTAGTCCTTTTGGACTATATAATTTTTATGATTTTACAAATATTATTTTTATAATTTAAGCAGTGGTTGCTTCCTTAGTAGCCTTGGCAAAATGAGGAGACATGTATCTCTGGAGGTTGAAGTAGGTAAGCTCATCAGTCTTCTTAAGCTTCAAGAGAGCAGCAAGCTTGGTGTCGGAGTTGATCTTGCGACCATTTTCCTTGTCTTGAAGGTTGTGGGTACGGATATACTTGTTGATATCGCGAGTGACTTCAGTGCGAGCCATTTCAGTTCCCTTCTCCTTTCCGAGAAAAGAAGCAAGTTCATCAGAAATCTTAGTTGGCTTAACAAAACCAGAAGGTGCGCGATTACCAGCCTTGCGCTTGCGCTTGGAGGAAAGCTTTTGGGCAGTCTTCAAATCACGAGTCCACTTCTTTTCGAGGGCACGATACTCAGTCTTAATAGTAGAGAGCATAACGCTTAGTTGTTGAAGCTTAGACATAAAATTAGCAGATTGCTCAGTAATAGCATCAGTATCAGGAGCAGCTTCGGTTGTGACAGGAGCAGCTTCGGTTGTAGCAGGAGCAGAAACAGCTTCAACCTTAGAAGCCTTAGGGGCTCTAACCTTCTTTTCTACAACAGGAGCGGCAGCAGGAGTGGCGACTTGTTCAGTCTCAGTCTTAGATGATTTAGTCTTGGGCATCTTATTATACTATACTCTAATAAATAGTTTTTAAGTAGTTTTAATCATAATAATATATATTGTTACGATAATATGGATATATTTATTTAGCGCGTTTAAAAATATATTTACTACATAAAATTAAAAGTAATTTACTGATTGAAAAAGCCAAGGAAGGGATGTAGCAGCTTCTGAGTTTACTAAGGTCAATGCTCCAAGTACATAATATGCTCCTAAAGCTTTACTATCTTTATCTATACCACCATTTACAAATTTTTCTAAAACCTCAAGTACAATTTTTTTAACATTCCATAAATTTTCTTCTGTAACTATGTACTGAATACTTAAGTTTCTAAATGGATCACCTGTAGGAGGACATATATCTCTTTTTATTTGGTTTGATAATTGAGCTCTATAATTCCAAATATCTATCAATTCCCTCAATAATTTAATTAATTGATTTCTATTTAGATTAAGGAACCAATATGCGTTTGAATAATTTCCTAATACATCAATAGCTTGAAATAATGCGAATGTTCTCATTTCAATCGCTTTTTCATTTGATACATTTTTTATATCGTCTTCAAATTTTAAATTAATGTTAATGTTAAGAATTTTTCCGAGACGAATAAGATTTCTTATATTTTTGAATACTGATTTAGGAATTGTATTACGATTATAAGGATTTTTTATTTCATTTTCTGATTTCAAAAATAAATTATGGAGAGAATTAATATCAAAACCATATATAAATCCATCTGTATCCTTATAACTTATAAATTGGTGAAAATTTATTTCTTCAATTGGGTCCATTGAAATAAAATCATTACTATTTGTACATATTTTTCTATTAAATGATGCTGGACCATGTATATCTTTATATTTTTTTACCAGTATTCTTCTAAAAATCTTTTGAATTTTAATTATATAAGACGATAAATATAAAAAACTATATAATCTAATTAATAATTGCTTTTTGTTACCAGTTATTTTTAATTTGTAATGTTTAGCAAAAAATTTAAATTGTGATACACTGTAGTTATTATAAACTAATTGATTGTATGTTTTAATTGTCGGAATAGTTATTTTATCATCTGATATCTTTTTTGTTTTATTAACTATCGGCATTTTCTCTTCACATCTAGCTACAATCTTATTTAAATATTCTTCTATTAAAATATTGTTACTCTTTTTTTTTAAAATATCTGTCATCTATATATTATCAATAAAATATCTTTGAGTTGTTTTTAAAAATATTAAAAAATATATAAAATGCTAATCAACATTCAAACTGAAAAAACATTTTTATTAATAATGTAAATTTACAGTTTCAAATATAAAAATATATAAATATGTAAAAACAAAATGTTACCATATATCGTAAGCTAAAAATGTTAATCTGATTATAATATCATTTATATTTAAAAAAAAAATTGATTTAAAGATAACTCCATAATATAAATCATACTAATAAGATGTCTAATAACGCAATCGTCGACGGAACTAATATTGATTTGTCTGTTTTCAGCTACAGCGCTCCGAAAGTTAATCCTTCGGGTGGTAAGGTAGTTAATTTATATAATAAGCATGCTAAGGAATCCCTTACTATTGCCGCACCATTGATGGGCTCTTGGGGTGCTCAAGAAGTAAAAACACTCGATGGAACTGGAACTGGAAAATATACTATGACTTTACAATTCTCTAAAGGACAATATACCACTCCTGATGCTGATAAATTTCTTGACCAAATGAAAAATGTTGAGCTAAAAATTAAGCAAGATGCTATGACTTATTCTAAGGAATGGTTTGGTAAGGAAATCAAGTCTATGGATGTTATGGATGAGAAATTTACTCCTATGCTCAAGTATCCCAAGAAGAGTAAGGGCAGCGAAGAGCGTGATTATGACCAGCCACCTAACTTGAACATCAAGTTGCCGTGTTGGAAGGATGTTTGGCAAACTTCTGTATTCGATGAAGATTACAACCAACTTTATGTTAAGGGAAAATCTGAACCTGGTGTAACACCACTTGACTTCCTTGTTACTACAAGTAAAGCGCCTATACAAATTGTTGGTTTGATTCAATGTGCTGGGATATGGTTTGTAGGAAGTCCGGCAAAGGTATCTATTACCTGGAATCTGAAGCAGGTTATCGTAAGAAAGCCAAAGACATCATCTATTGCTGATGATACTTGCTTCTTAACTGTTAAGCCAAGTGACATGGAAACATTGAAGTCAACACCACAGCCTGAATTGGAACAACGTGATAATACAGTTTCTGCTTTGGTTGAAGATTCAGATGGAGAAGAAGAATATAATTTGCCGCCTCCCACTCCTGTTCCAGAACCTGTTGTAGAACCTGTTGTAGAACCTGTTGTAGAACCTGTTGTAGAACCTGTT